CCCAATGGCCGAAACAGAAAATTCTTTATCCACACTCAAATCGCAATTATACGATTATGCACGTCTAACCCTGGGCGATCAAATTGTGGATCTCGAATTGGATCCTGCACATTACGAAGCCGCCTATCAGCGTACCATTGGTACCTACAGACAACGGGCCAACAATGCGTATGAAGAAAGTTACAGTTTCATGCAGTTGGTCAATCAGGTAAACATCTACACACTACCACAAGAAGTGCAAAGTGTGCGCCAAATCTTTAGGCGATCGTTTGGTGTTGCTACAGGGCCCGGAAGTAACTTTGATCCTTTCAGTCAAGCACAGATGAACGTGTACCTGATCAACTTCAACGAAGCAGGTGGACTTGCAACATATAACTTTTATAGTCAATATGTAGAATTGGCCGCACGTATGTTTGGAGGGTTTTTAAACTACACTTGGAATCCGGTTACCAAGAAACTGCAACTGATCCGTAATCCTTCCGGCGGTGGCGAGATTGTGTTACTTTGGACTTACAATCTCAAACCTGAAATCCAATTGCTGAGTGATTACCAAATCCAACAGTGGATCCGTGACTACATGGTTGCGGCCTGCAAGATGATCATTGGCGAAGCACGTGAGAAGTTTGGCACTATTGCCGGACCTCAAAACGGCACTACCCTCAACGGTGCGGCCATGAAAGCCGAAGCACAGGCCCAAATGGATGCCAAGATACAGGAATTGGTCATGTACGTGGACGGATCACAACCACTTACCTTTGTGATTGGTTAATTCAAGTTTGATATTGATCTAATAATCTGCTATACTACATGTATGGCACACCTAATGATCGATCTCGAGGGCTTGGCAACAGGCCCTGACACTACTATTCTTACCATAGCCGCTCAAGCATTTGATCCCTTTGGCGATGGCTATTACGACAAACATTACTATGCCAGGGTCACACTAGAAAGTCAAGAAAATCGTGTGATTGACGATGGCACAATTGCATGGTGGGCTACACAACCCGACCACGCTCGTGAAGAAGCATTTGGCGAACAAGATCGAATCCCTCTAGATCAAGCATTGAATGAATTAGGTCGGTTGATTTGGCACTCCAAAATGATCTGGAGTCAAGGACCCACGTACGACATGAACATCCTTGAGCATGCCTACAAGAGTTATGGCAAAGCCCTGCCTTGGAAATACTACCAGGTGCGAGACAGTCGTACAGTGTTTAGCCTATGGCCCCTACTGCCTATCCCGCCCACCAGCCACCATGCGCTAGAAGACTGCCGCAGACAAATCGGCATGTTACAAACCACACTTCAACACCTCAACGTAAAGGAACTCAAATAGTATCTTATCCACCTCGCATAAATAAGTCTGAGGAGTAATAATGTTTTTAGACAACAAATATACCAAATGGTATTATCAAATAATAAAAAATGCATCAACCCGAGAGACTCTCGGATACACAGAAACTCATCATATTATCCCTAAAAGTTTAGGTGGATCAAACAAATCGGAAAACTTAATTGTACTAACAGCCCGAGAACATTTCGTGTGTCATTTATTATTATCTAAGATGGTTACCGATGAATACAAGTATAAAATGAGTAAAGCCATAACAATGATGAATACCGTTAGTGGTCGTAAACAACAAAGATATAAAGTAAGTAGTCACATTTATAAAATTCTTAAAGAAAGAATCGAAGTTCCTCAGAATGTAAGAGACCGAATGTCAGACTCTCAGCGACTAAGATTTAATAATTCTCCTGGCACCTTCTCTGGAAAACAACATTCTGAAGAAACTCGTAGAAAAATGTCTAAGGCGGCATCTAGACCAAAATCAACAACATGGAAAGAAAGTGCTTCAGAAAAACGCAAAGGAAAAGTAGCATCAAATAAAGGAATTCCGCATAGCACCGAAACTAAAATAAAAATAAGTCAAGCGGTGTCGGGAGAAAAAAATGGATTTTACGGTAAACGACATAGTTTAGAACAAAGAGAAAAAAAGAGACAAGAAAAACTCAATGTCTCTAGACTAGAGTGCCCTTATTGTAGTAAAATGGTTGATCCAATGAATTTTGCGAGGTGGCATGGAAACAAATGTAAACAAAAATAGTACAGGTATGATTATCGGGGTGGTGGGCTTTATTTCGTCTGGCAAAGACACCATTGCTGATTATCTCACTAACTTTCATGGATTCCGTAGGGAATCATTTGCGTCAACACTTAAAGATGCTGTAAGCCAAGTGTTTGGCTGGGACAGAACCATGCTAGAAGGCCGCACAAAACAAGCCCGTGAATGGCGCGAACAAGTGGATCCATGGTGGGCCGAACGCCTGCACATGCCCACACTAACCCCACGCTGGATCTTGCAGTACTGGGGCACAGAAGTATGCAGAGCAGGATTTCATGATGACATCTGGATTGCGTCATTGGAAAACAAACTGCGCCACAGCCAAGATGATGTTGTTATAAGTGACTGCAGATTTCCCAATGAAATCCGTGCTATCAAAAATGCCGGAGGTCGTGTGATCCGAGTTTCGCGTGGACCAGAACCTGCCTGGTATGATGCAGCAGCAAGTGTAAACCGAGGTGCAAACGGCAACACCACCTGGGCCTTGAGCCACAAAAAAATGGAAAAACTAGGTATTCATGCCAGCGAGACAGCCTGGGTGGGTACAAAATTTGACGCTGTGTTAGACAACAATGCCACAGTGGATGACTTGTTTTCTCAAGTCAATGATCTGCTTGCAGGTCTCCAGGTTTCCAAGGAACGTCCAGGCGCCTGACTTCCTCCACACAGTTGAGACAAACTGTGCGTAGGTTGCTGAGTTCCGTGTTGATCAAGCGTCCGTCCATGTGATATACCACCAGTTGGCTTGCATATCTGGATCTAAAGCCACAGCGATCACACACAGTCTTTTTCTTGTAACCGGCTGACTGCCAACGTGCTACAGGCGGCTTCTTTCTATTAGATACATTTAAACACCAAGTACACAATTTTCGATAATAAATTCGGTCGTATTTGTGGTATGCTACTGCTCTTGGCCTTTGTTTGCATTCTTGACAAATTGGTCTAATCATCTATATACTGATCAATCCATTTAAACATAGATTTAACTTGTTTATATCTAAGATACTTTTGGTACCGTTCTTTCTCAAGTTCTTCCTCGTACAATTTACGTTGTTCTTCACGCTCTTTGTAATGTTGAATTGTAAATTGATAACATTCTTCTTCTATTTTATACTCTTCAGAATTGATCCATTTTTGATAGCGATCTTCATTCCGGCGACGTTGTGCTGTACTCATCTTTAATATAGTTTCTGCAGATAGATTATACGCACCTTCGCCTCCATCGGTACGATTGTGCAATATTCCTGTACCTAAATCTTTTCGCCCATGCCAGCGTATCAATCTTCTTTCAATAGCACATGCTCCTAAATTTGTTAATTTAGATTCTAAAATAACAATTCTTTTTTTATCTTTTGGTAGTTGTACTGTATGCTTACCCCATGCTCTTTTACCCTTGCCTTTTCCTATATAGTAAGGGGTTCCGTTGGTCCGTAAATAGGCGTAAACATAATGCTCCATAATTTTATTTATCGTACGGACCTATATATAGGTATCGCAACTGGCCGGGTTTTGGTGCGTTACGATAAATATCTTTAAGTTTTATAAGGAGCCAACATGGCACTAGTTTCACCAGGTGTACAAGTCACCATCATAGACGAAAGCAACTATCTTTCAGCCGCTACAAATTCGGTACCTTATTTTTTGATTGCCACAGCGCAAGACAAAGTATCAGGATCTGGAGTAGGTGTAGCCGCTGGCACACTGGCTGCAAATGCCAATCGAGCCTATTTGATTACCAGCCAGAGAGATTTGACTGCTACATTTGGCAATCCATTCTTTTATAAGACCACTATTGGTACCCCAATCAATGGTTACGAACTCAACGAATATGGCTTGTTGGCAGCGTACTCGGCACTGGGTGTTACAAACCGTGCTTATGTACAGCGTGTGGCAGTTGACCTAAGTCAACTCACT